AACAAGAGCGATTATCGCTGCTGGTATTCAAAGATTATATGGTACACCGTTTAAATACGACAACCACGTAGCAAGACTACCAAAAAAATCTGAACTAGCTTCAATTGACGCCTAGTTTGATAAGGGTGGCGAGAAATCGCCACCCACAATATTATGACAGAATTTAAAAACGGAATATACAACACATTAAAAAAATTAATTGGCACAAGTATAGGTCGTGCCACTATCTATACTATTGGTCACATTATAATTGCTATGACTTGTAATAGATTAATTACAGGTGCTGAATGGGCACTCGCTGGGGCAGACGCAATTGTTGAACCATTGATTAATGGTGTTTGGTATTATTTTTTAGATAAAACTTGGAGCAAATATGTCAGTAAGAGAAATAGAAAACGAAATTAAAGCATTACAAAATACAAATAAATGGTTTAAAAAACAAATTGAACCACACGATTGTGGATGGATGTATACCACAATAGACGGCAATAAACATAGAATATCTGTTTTAAGAAAAGAGTTAAGAAAATTGAAAAAATGAAAATTAGATATTATAAAGATATAAAAGGTGCCAGATGGATAGGTTTTGGTTTGGCTATGTTAAGTGTCTTTATATTATCTAGTGCCAATATAGCAACACAATGGGTAGGTTGGTCTTTAAGTGTAGTATCTTGTAGTATGTGGATATATTTTGGCTATAGAGATAGAGATTGGGCAAGAACTTTAATGGAAACAATGTATCTTTTAATGAGTATGAGAGCAACTTATAATTGGTTAACAATATGATATTAGTAGATTTAAACCAAGTTTTAATATCTAACCTTATGGCACAAACCAGAGGTAAGTCAGATGTAAAACCAAATAAAGATATGATACGTCATATGGTGTTAAACTCTTTGAGAGGTTTTAATATTAAGTTTAAAGATGAATATGGTCAAATGGTATTATGCTCAGACGCAGGTGATCCTTGGCGTAGAGAAATCTTTCCTAATTATAAACACGGTAGAAGAAAAAGTCGTGTAGAAGGACCATTTGATTGGGATAATATATTTCAAATCATTACAGAAATTAAAAATGAAATTAGAGATAATTTTCCATATGTAGTAATGTATGTAGAGAATTGTGAGGCAGATGATATAATTGCTACACTTGTTAAACAACAGACAGAAACAAAATATTTAATAGTTTCAGGTGATAAAGATTTTATACAACTTCAACATTATGGTAATGTGTATCAATTTAGTCCTTTATTAAAAGGTTATATCGGTGAACAAGAAGACCCAATACAATTTTTAAAAGAACAAATTATAAAGGGTGACAGATCAGATGGTGTACCAAATGTATTAAGTGATGATGATATATTTTTAAGAGATGAAAGACAAAAACCGATCAATAAAAAAAGAATGACCGAATTTTCTAACATAGAAAGAAATGCTACTATAGAAACAGAAATTAAAAACAATTATAATAGAAATAAGACACTTATTGATCTATCGCAAATACCAGAACACATAGAAAAAAGAATTATAAATAGTTTTAATGACTATGAAGTAAAAAGTAGGACGCTACTTTTACCATACTTTATAGAAAATAAACTGAAATCATTGATTGAAAATATAAATGATTTTTGAGAACATATATATGGAGAAATATAATGGCTGAACAAAACCCAAGACTTATGAGTAAACAGGCGATGTTAGCGGCTGCTTCTACATCAAGTAGAATTAGACCAACTGTACACGAAATTTTTACCAAAGTCAATAACGCAAAAGATAAGCCTAAAAAAATAGAAGTTTTAAAAGAGTACGATAGTCCTGCTTTAAGACAACTATTGAAAGGTGCTTTTGATCCTAAAATAGAATGGGATTTACCAGATGGTACACCCCCTTATATGGCAAATGAGGCGCCGATAGGAACAGAACACACATACCTTGAAGAAGAGGCAAGAAAACTATGGCACTTTATTATAGGTGCTGATCCCGAGTTATCTAAAACTCGAAAAGAAACATTATTCATACAAATGTTAGAAGGTTTACATCAATCGGAAGCAACTGTTTTATTAAACATAAAAGATAAACAGTTGAATAGAGTCTATAAAGGACTTACCGAAGCAGTTGTAAAAGAAGCATTTAATTGGAATGATGATTTTATGACTAATTAATAGTCTTTTTAAGAGGGTGCGACAACTTGTACCCTCTTAAATCATTGATTTTACACACTTTTTTCACAAAAAAACTACTTGACTTCTTCACTAGAATCGTCTATAATAAATAGTATATGAAAGTGAGGATTATATAATGAAAAAATACTTGATTACAATAACTATAATTTTAGCGACTTTATGGTTTAGTTTAACTACATTAATGAACTCGGTAATGGCTAATGAGTATAACAAAGCCGTTATTGCTAATGTTATACAAAATAAAGTTAACGGTACAAATGTTGATGTATCAAAATTGATGGAACAAGAACTTGAAAAAATTGCTCATCAATTTGCTTTAGAATCGTTAACTGTTATTCAACAATACTTACCTACAATTTTAGAAGGTGTATTGACGGAAATGAGATTGAAAGCTGATAAAGAATATAAATGTGCTTTATTAAAAGATTCAAAAATCAAAGATAAACAGTGTGAATGAGTTTATTGAATTTTACAGTATATTAATAACAATTGTTCCAATTGAAGTTATTATAATAATACTAGGTGGATTAGTATTTTACATTATAGAAATTTTAAAAGGAGATAATAGTGCCAAAGGTCAAAAAAACACAAAGTAAGAATATGAAATTAAAAAAAATTCTGAAACGTGAATTAGCAAGTCGTAGTAAGTATAAGACGACATATACAGATATTAAAAAATATTTTAGTATTATTAATGAAACTGTTTTTAATAATGTATTATCACCTTTTAACGAAATAAAAATTAAAAAGATTTATAAAGACAAAAGTAAAAAATTTTGTTACGGACAAGTTACTGTATGGGAATGGAAAAGAAAAGGCACAAGACAATATTGGTTAGAAATGTTGCCGACATACAGAAATAAAAAAGATTTTGTGGACACTTTAGGACACGAAATGGTACATCTATATCAAATGGCAAATGTAGGTGACAGTGGCAATCACAACAAATTATTTTATAGTTTTAGGTCAAAACTAAATGCTGTAGGATTAGATTTGTAATTATATTATGAAAGGTATATATTATGGCAAGACGAACAGTGAAAGAACTAGATCCTTATTTAAAGGCTAGAATTGGTGAAGCATTGATACAAGTAAGAGAACTCGCTAAACCAAGTAATAGATCAGGCACTCAAAGAGTTTACTATACAGGTAATTGGGTAAAAGATATTCATAACAATTACACAGATAAACAAGCACAAAAAATCTTCAATAACATTGGTCAATTTAGAGATAAATTAGATTTTTTTCAAGTTAAAACTGATATTGTTTACAGTGATACAGACGACACACCTATTCAAGCATACGATTATGTGGCAAGGGTTAAATAATGACTACAGTAGATATTTTTAAAACACCTATCTTTCATTTTGATTTTCCTATTTTAGATGATATAAGAAAAGAAATGATAGATTATGCTTTAGAAAAAGAAAAAGAAGGCAACGGTGAACTTATTAGTAATCAAGGTGGTTTTCAATCTAAATCTATGAGAGAAGAATTTATACCTTTTAGAAAACTATGTGAAAGAGTTTTGCCAAGTTGTATGGCAGAAATTAAAGATACTTATAGTTACAAGGTAAATTCTTTTACACCATTAAATTGTTGGTTGAACGTTAATAGAAAAAAAGATTATAACGTACATCATAGTCATAATAATTGTGATTTTTCAGCAGTGTGGTATTTAAAAGTACCTGAAAATTCAGGCAGACTTGTTTTTGATAATCCAGATTTTTCATCTCCCCTTTGGGTATTAGAATCAGAATATAATCCATATAGTCGTGGTCGAGGTTATATAGTGCCTAAAGAAAATCTTTTGGTAATATTCAAATCTCATTTAGTACATTTTGTAGAACCTAATTTAAGTGATGAACCTAGAATATCATTTGCGTTTAACTTAAAATTAAATTAAAAAAATGAAAAAAATAAACAATAGATTAATTAAAATAATATCTATATGGTTTGTTGTTTTAATAGCAACTTATTCTACAGGAACATTTTTTCCTAATCCTTATGTCAAATATCAATTAAGACTTCAATCAGAAAACTTTTACACAAATTGGGCAAATAATTTAGGTTTACAAGAACCAGCTTTTCAATATAATAATGATATTCAATTTGTATCTGCTGTCCGTAAATGTATTGATTGGATAAACTTTGAAACACCGAGATATGAAAGAGTACCAATTGAAATGATAGTTGCTCAAGCAGCATTAGAGTCAGGTTGGGGAACAAGTAGATTTGCTATTGAGGGTAACAACTTATTTGGTATTAGAACTTATGATAATAAAGTACCACATATGTATCCTTATGGTGTAAAAAAGTGGACTGGTTGGGGTGTAAGAATTTTTAATACAAAGTGTCAAAGTGTTAAATTCTTTGTAGAACTTTTAAACAATCATAGTGCTTACAAAGAGTTTAGAGATACTAGAAGAAGAATGATATTATGGGATAAAAATTTAGACCCTAAAGTATTAATTAAAACACTATATAACTATTCTACTACAGATGATTACGCTGAAAGAGTTATTTTCATAATAGATAAGATTAGAAAACAAGAACAACAATCTGGTGAAATCAAAATAGAAGTGAAAGAAGATTCACACATAAAACCTGAAAAGAAACCAAAAGATTTAACTAAATAATAGTACACTATGTTTTTAACAATACTTACATTTTTATCTGCTATTAGTATATCTGTTATAGCCGCTGGTTATTCAATTATAGGATTAGCAACATTATTTGCTGGGGCAGCATTGCCAATTATTGCTATGGGTTCTGCTTTAGAAATTGGTAAGTTAGTTGCTGCCAGTTGGTTGTATAATAATTGGCGAGCAAATATACCACGATTATTAAAAGCATATCTATTTACTGCCATTATAATTTTAGTATTCATTACATCTATGGGTATCTTTGGTTTCTTATCAAAGGCACACCTAGATCAAGTTAAACCTACACAAGGAAATGAATTAAATATTTCGGTTATAGATAAACAAATCAATCAACAACAAGTGATAATTGATAGAGCAGAAAAGACTTTAAACAGTTTAGATAAAGCACTAGACAAATATATTGATATGGAATATGTTACTAGAGGATTAAAAGAACGTAACAAACAAAAAGAAGAAAGAGACCTACTGAATACAACCATAAACGAAGCAACGGCAAAAATAGTGGAGTTGAACAAAACCAAAAGCACAATAGAGTTAGAACAAATAAAAATTGAAGCGGAAGTAGGTCCATTAAAGTATGTTGCTGAATTGATTTATGGTGAGGACGCTAAAAATCATTTTGATAGTGCTGTTAGAATTGTCATACTAATACTTATATTCGTTTTTGATCCTCTCGCTGTACTTTTATTAATCGCCGCTAACATATCATTACGTCAATGGCGTATGAAAAAGAATTTAACACAAGTAGATGAAAAAGTAGAGTTAGAAAAAAAATTAGAAC